ATAAATGACATTGTTCCCATCATCAATAAGGTCGCAACTGAACTCGTCGCACACCTTATAATGAATTGAAGCGGTAATGCCATCGGCCCAATTAATTATGCGTCCATTGTCTATGTCGATAATCGGCTTCCAATGCCAGTCGTATGCCCGAAAAGTTCTGTTTTGCTCTCCTATATACTCGGCACATGGCATTTGAGGCTCATTCGTTTCTTCCTCGCAATCACAATCTTCTGTACCGTTAATGTCACTATCTTGCCAATAACGAACGGTAGCATCTACCTTTAAAAATTTCACTTCTACTTCTACAGGTTTGTTAATTGTTGTTTTCATATTCATTCCTCCATATTAGGTTTTAAATCATCAACGTATGCCCATCTATGTATCTGTCTATCTTTTACTTCTTCTTTAAAAAAAGTATTATCCGGACCTAACACTGTAGGTATATCATGCTGCATTATAATTAGAATCATACGATTGTTTTCTGGCATTTCTTTAATATCATGCCAAACGGAATTAATGCGCCATTCTGCACCATCTATGAAACCGTGTTCAAAATATGAACCATATTCAGGGTTGAGATTATATTCATCAATAGTATGCTTTGCTGCTTTTTCTACATCTTCTCTTTTCATAGTTTTTCCTTTCCACCTATCCCAGCAACCACCACATGACTGCCAGAAACAGATAATACAATTTCGTTTTCATTGATTACTCCTCCTTCTTTCAACTAATAATTCTAACCTCTTCTCACACTCAGCACATTCGAGTTTCTTGCGCTCCAGTTTCTCGCGGAACTTAACCAGTTCCTCATCGGATTCCTCGTCAAAGAACATGTTGTTCTGACGGTTGTACTCTATGTATTCATTCATCCTGCGTTCTGCTTTTGTTATCTGGGCTTTGTCCGAAATCAGCTTAGACAGGCAAGAACTCACTTCAAGCGACTCTCCTGAACGCTTGTCGTAGAAGTACAGGCTTGTAGATACAATCTGTTTGGGGTATTGGCACTGTAATTTCGCCATCCTCCATCTGATTACCCATTGGTACCGGAAATACATCTCACGGGGAAGATTGTAGTGATATAAGCTTACTTGTTTTTCTGCATATCCATAGTAAATAGTTACTTCAACCCATTGCTCAACTTTCAGCTCCTTTTCTGCTTTGGCCAAATCCTTAGCCATCTGGAACAAGCCATCCATACTTTCCTGCTTTCCCATATCAAATCGTTGTTACACAATCAAAGTCCTTCCCATACATGATGTAGGCTCCACGTTTCCGGAGTTCGGCCACCAGCTGCTCGTTAGTGTATCTGGCCAGCCGACCATGAAGCCTGTCCTGCTTTCTTCTTTCAGACGTGTGTCTGCTCTCACATAACCGGCACCTGCTGGTGTAATGGGTGCCGGATTTCGTTTCATAGGCACGGAACTTTTTTTCCGGAAGGTTCCGGCCACACTCGATACAAACCTTCATGCTGCAGACCTCCTTATCAGTCCCATGTTACGGTTTACCAGTTCGATAATCTTATCATGGTAATCACTCGTTTTATTGCAAGCTGCACGGCTTTGGATTATCTTGAAAGTTTTCAAGTTTACTTCTATTGTTTCTAATCGTTTCCCATTCTTCTGTGCTGTGAGAATAAGGCAATCTTTACGCCTGTAATATTCATTTTGATATACACAATGGTGCATTGCCTTTCCTTCCAGGTAGAACTGGGTAACACTTTCCAACGGACGGATTACGATACCCTTATCCTTGATTTCCATTCCCAGAAACGGCTGGATTCTTTTGATGAATGACAGAATATCCTGTTTCATTCTGAACATTCGTTCAATCCTTTCCTTTCGTTTCTGTTCAGCCCGAATCTTCGCTTCTATCTTTCTCTTCTTCTCAACCAGCTTGTCATGCTCTTTCTTCAGGTTCTTAGGGCATACATAGTGAGCGTTATGTGTGTCAAGGTGGAAATAATCAAGCAGACGCAAATAGTCATCATACATGGAACCATCCTTGATGATATACCCGTTACGGTTGCAGATATTCACTGCCCACGGATGAGAAAGTCCACCCCGGCGCATGTAGAACTCCAGCATACCATACTGACGCGTCTTGATAAGCATTTCAGCATATCTATTTTCACCTAACAAGGCACGTATCAACACTGCCGGAGTAACACCATGAAACGAAGTGCGAAGGCCATTTCTGCGAAGAATCGGAAGCACCTTTACTTTCGGATACACATAACCGTCTATGTCATATGAATGTGGATAGTATATATTTCCGCTCTGCTTGAGACTCATGTCTGTAGTATGAATCCAACCTCTACACCCCATATTCATAGCTTTGGCAATAACAATCTCTTTGTTGTCAGAAGTTATCCACTGTTGGCATACCTCATCGATGAAATAATGTGTGTCACGTTCTTTCCTTGCATACCTGGCTGTGTAGAAGTGACGGAGCACCTGAAAATCTCCCGATGTAGTAACGACTGTCAGATAGCTTACTGCATTGTCCTTGGCCTTACGGCTTACCTTCATTTCCAATCTTTCACCGCAGTAAGGACACTTGATGTACCCTTCCTTCTGGCCAGTTACATCAACCCACATCTTTCCACATTCACTGCACCACATTTCATCCTTACAGCGGTAAGCGTTATGTGGAAAACAATGCTTCTTTCCCCACCGTATCTGGGCTTCTGTTATTTCAGGCAGCTTACTGCTCAATTCAGCCACCAGCCTTTCACGTTTTGTCCTTGGTCTCATAGTTCTCCAAATAATGAAAGTTGCAGACTGTTATCATCACCTCTCTTGCGTTTCGATTGCGGCTTTAATTGTGGTTTTGATTGCTCTGCTTTTGCAGGTTCAGAAGCCGGACCCACGACTTCCACACGTTCCTGCACCTTGTCCACCTTGATGTCATCCTCGTCGTAGTAATGGACTGCCCATCCGTATACGGTTGCATCATCTACACCGACTGCGTTTCCTCCCTTTGCCAGCTTTCTGGCTTTCGAGTAGATATACTTGATACATTCCTCGATACTCTTGTTCGCTTTCCTGTAGGTTTCGGCAAAGAGAGAATCAGTCTTTGCACGATTCTCCAGATACGCCTGGATTGTTGTTTCAAAACTTGTCATATTGATGTGGTTTTTGGTTATTATTGTCGTCGAGTTTCACCGCCTACATGAACGATGTTAAACATTTCCTTACAGCGGTCTGCAATGTAGATTCCGTACCGTGACGGTATATCGTCCAGCTCCAGATTGGTTGTCGCATAAGTGCAATACTCATGACGAAACTCATAGCGAAGCTGTAGAACTGTCTGTATTACGTTCAGTCCCGTCCCAAAGTGCTTTGCATCCGAAGGCTCACGCCCAAGTTCGTCAATACATAGCCCTGTGGCGCATTCTCGCTGCGTGTAGCGAATTATTCCGTCAATTCCTTGTTCCGCATAGCGTAATGAGATTTCAGCCGCTGAGACGAACGCAAAGCCTAAATCCTTCCGTCCGAAAGCAAACGCATATCTGTTTACCAGACTTTCGTACTTCTGCAACCCTTTCATGAGCGTGGACTTTCCTGTTCCTATCGGGCCACAAAGCATAATGCCCTTGCACGGGTCAAGACTTCCTCCCATGATACGGCCGGCTCTTTCCCATACCCAGCGGTACAGTGCATCCAACTCCCTGCGGTTTCTGGCATCTATCACGAATCCTGGTGATACACTGGTCATGCACTCTACCAGCTTCTGCTTCCAGAATGATTCCGCCTGTCTTGAATCAGAGTTCAACCGCTTTAAGTTTTCCGGCTGTTGTACCAATGTCGCTTGGTTTATTACCTCCGCAACTGTTTTCAGATTGTTTTCCATGCTGATATTGTTTTGCTTGTTCGTCCATTATCCAAAGATTTGCCTTGCTGTCCCAACGCTCAATCTTTGCTCCGTTAGCGTTACGCCATCCAAGGCTGTCGAAGTGATAGAAGAATATTTCCGCCTGCCTTTCCCAGTCCGGAAGCTTTCCTTCAAAGTAGGCTTTTACCTGGTCCAATGTGGGAGGGATAAATTCTGCCTTTGCCGATTTTTTCTTTTTCGGTTTTTCTTCGGGCGGAAATAACTCGCCAGAGTTATTATTATTCTTAGTCTTATTCTTAGTCTTATTATATGGTTGTACTTTAGGTTCAAGGTTAGGTATAGGATTAGGTTCAAGGTTAGGTGGTACTTTAGGTATCAAATTTTGACACCTAAATTCACATATAACTTGATATTTCGTTTTATCCCGTTGCCCGTTTCCACCAGCTTTGAATGCTATCAAACCAGCCTGAACCAATCTGTTTCTTGCAGTTTTCATCGAATTGACCGACACTCCCACGTCAGACGCCACCTTAGTGTCACTACGTGTCCAGCTATCCACCCAGCCTAAACGATTCGCTGTTTTCAACAAGTAAAAATAAAGCCTCGTTTCACAGCAGGTAAATTGCCAGTCTTCATCGAGGAACCAGAAGTTATTGATTAGTTCTATGTAGGTCATAACAAGTATTCGTTTACTTCTTTCATAAATTCAGGAAGGGAACGGCAGACCACATACCGATTCCGGTACTTCTCGGCTTCTCTCTGCCATTCTTTCTGCCCGTCACTCTGTACCCCTTTCGGTGTCTTCATTTCAATACAGAGAGAAGCATATCCCTTTTTGGGGATAAGTAGTATCAGGTCGGCAACTCCCCTTACTACTCCCTCGTATTTCATCCTCGCTCCTGTCTTTGCATCCCTGCGGCCACCGTTCGGAACTGCAAAGAGAAGCAAAGCCAGATTCGGGTACTGAAGCCTGAACCATGTCAGGCAATCATGCTGAATCTGGCTTTCTGATAGCGGTGTAGTCTGCTTTCTCATTATTACAGTTTAAGCAACCTTCTTGTAGTTTCTTCATCTATAAAGTTTGTCCATCCGGCTTCATGTAACCTGATAGCGGCTTCTCTGAGAGTAATATTTCCACCCTCCACCTTTTCTTTCAATGATTGCAGTATAGTTTTCATAACTTCTGACTGAATAAGTTCATGGCCATATCCACCACGCTTTCCTTCACCACATCATCCGTTCCGGTCACACCGTTGGCAATGTTCTTTTTGGTCTGGATCACGTCATACATATAGCGGTCAATCGTATCTTTCCCTAAATAGTAGTAGCAGTTCACGTTATTCTTCTGGCCGTTACGGTGCGCCCTGTCCTCTGCCTGCTCGCAGTCTGAGAACGTCCAGGGAAACTCGATAAACGCCACACGGCTGGAAGCGGTAAGTGTCAATCCCGTACCTCCCGACTTGTAGTTAAGGATTATCAGCCTGCATTTCGGGTCATTCTGAAAACGGTCTACAGCATTCTGTTTCTGAACTGCATTATCATCACCCGTCACGGTCACCGCATCGGGGAAATGTTTTTTCAGCTCCATCACAACCTCCTTGAGGTAGGCAAAGACTATCAGTTTTTCTCCACCGTCTATCACGTCATGGATAAACTCGGAGAACACCTTAATCTTGCCCCTTGCGGATATGGATTTCAGGATGCCCATCTTCACCATTACCTCACCTCTCAGAGCCTTCTGTATCTTTTCATCATCCGCATTCTTGTATGTACGCAGATACTGAATCAAATCTGCTTCCGCCTTGTCGTACTCCTTACGGTTGGTGATATCCACTTCGATATACTGCCGTGACTTGTCCGGAAGCTGCGTGAGTACCTTGGCCTTCTCCCTTCTGAAAAAGCAGGTGGTAGACAGTCTCCAGTTCAACTCCTTCACATTGGAACTCTGCTTAGGCCCGGCACAAAACTTTTCACAGAAGTTTTTATATCCTCCGAAGTCCTCCAGACGTCCCATTATCTTCAACTGCTGGATAAGGTCGGTATTGTTGTTCACAACCGGAGTTCCCGTAAGCTCCAGCACGTACTCCTTACCCTTGCATATTCCTTCCAGGAACTTGCTCTGCTGTGTCTTGCTGGACTTGCACTTGTGGCTCTCGTCTATCACTACCGACTTGAAAAGTGAGATACGCGGGTCGAACGTGATGGAACGCATGGTAAAACGTGCATCATCCTTTATTCCCTGCACGAAGAACTTTTTCAGGCTCTCGTAGTTGGTTATAAAGATGTCGCACAAGGCCGTACCGTCCGCCTTCTTCTGTTCGTAGAAGCGTTGCCAGCTTGACTTGTTCTTGTCATCAAGGATGATCGCCTGCTTTCCGGCAAACTTCTTGAATTCACGCTGCCAGTTTATCTTCAAGGCGGCCGGACAAACAACAAGGCACGGATACGCCTTTGCTATCGTAACCGTGCCTATTGCCTGCAACGTCTTTCCCAGTCCCGGCTGGTCCCCGAAGATACACCGCTTATGCTGCAAGGCATAGGCGATACCTTCCTTCTGGTATTCGTAAGGCTCCAGAAGAAGCCCGTGGGGAACGGTCAGCTTCGGCAAATCAGGAATGGTGTAGTCCGTTACAGCCCTGGAAGATACCGAACGCTGTACGCGGCTGCATATCCTTGCAGATACTGCCCACTCTCCCATCTTATCCACATACCATTTATCTTCAAGCGAAACCTTCCATGCACGTTCATCAGGTATGTAGGCTGCTTTCGGATTCCTGGCCACACTCGGGATACGGTGTACCAAGTCTTTCAGTGTGGGATGATAGGGAAATGCTATCTTATAGCAATTCGGGGTTTGCGTTACACAAAATGGGTACAACATAGTATTATGATGCTAACTGTGTGGTCTTGTGACGACCGGAACTTCTGGGCTTGATTTTCTTCCCGTTCACCTCTATCGTCACTTTCGAGTTATCAATTATCTTCTGAAAGGCTTCAAT